CATACGAGATAACATAATGTGACTGGAGTTCAGACGTGTGCTCTTCCGATCTGTGGCCGAGACCCCAAAAATTGCCTAGATTTTAAATTTTTTATGTTCTTGCTAGTGATACAGGTAATGAAAGGAGGATGATTGATAAGTGAAAATTACAGATGATTTAAAAACAGCAACGGCCTCGCAGTCGAACCTGGCAAAAGCACTTGGACTCTCGCGTCAACGTGTTTCGCAACTGCTCCAAGAAGGGGTTTTAGCGACGGATGAAAAAAATCAAATTTTGGTTATCAAATCCGTTATCAATTATGTCAAATATAAGGGGCAATCTTCTGTCGAAGAGGTAAGCAGTTCCGATGATGCGGTATTTGAGGTTGAAAAGGCTAAGAATGAACGCGCGAAACGCAAGATTGCTGAGTTGAAGTTGGCCAAAATGAACGGCGAAGTGTACTCGGCAGATACTGTAGAACAGGTTATGACAGAAATGCTCGTGAATTTGCGCACACAATTGTTAGGATTGCCAACTAAATTGGCTCCACAATTGCAGAGTGTGACAAAAGAGGAAGCATACAACCTGTTAACGCAAGAAATTGAGGATAAATTATCCGAATTAAGTGAATATACGCCGTCATTATTCATGGATAGTGATGAATTAGATGATGATAACGCGCCAAATTAGGCGCTTTTTTAATGCAAAAAAGGAGGTGATAGCATGAAAACGGCAAAAGAATTGTGGCAATATGTTTCTAAAATGGGGCTGAAACCACTACCTAAAACCAGTGTTAGCCAATGGGCTGACAATTATCGCATGCTATCACAAGGCCTTTCTGCTGAACCAGGGCGATGGAAAACGAGTAGAGCGCCATATCAAAAGGATATTATGGATGCTTTTACGCAACCTGGTATTAATCGAGTAGTGGTTAAGAGTGCGTCACAGGTCGGGAAGTCAGATATCATGAATAATGTCCTAGGGCGATACGCTCATCTTGACCCATGTGCAGTCATGATGATTCAACCAACTATCGAATTGGCTCAAGACTATTCTAAGTCTCGTATCTCTCCGATGATCCGTGATACGAAAGTACTATCACAGGTATTCTATGAAACAAAATCAGAAGACGGGGCCAAGACACGAGATGGTAAGAACACAATCTTATCTAAACTCTTCCCTGGTGGCCGTCTTATCATGTGTGGAGCGAACAGTCCGGCCGGTTTGGCATCACGTCCTGTGCGTGTGCTACTTGCTGACGAAGTAGACCGCTTCCCAGATAGTGCCGGCACAGAAGGTGACCCAGTAGACCTTGCTGCAAAACGTATGACAACGTTCTGGAATAGGGTAATGGGGTTATTTTCCACACCAACAAATGAAGGTAGCTCACGAATCGATGTAGAGTATCAAACAGGCACACAAGAAGAGTGGCAACATGAGTGCCCTAATTGCGGTGAGTATCATTTGATACGACATACTGAGATGGAATGTGAGACAGAGGAACATAAGGACGATAAAGGTCGGAAGATTGTGGTAGTCAGTGATGTGAAATGGCGGTGTCCAGATTGCGGGTCTACATTCTATGAAGACGAAATGCGGAAAGTCCCTCAAAAGTACATATCGAAAAACCCAGCTGCGTTGCATAATGGCATACGCAGTTTTTTTGTAAATGGATTCACATCTCCGTGGCTAACATGGAATGACATCATGAGGGAATGGCTAGAGGCTAAAGGCGACCCTACCCGTGAGAAGGTAGTCATGAATACGCGTTTCGGTGAATCGTATGCACAACAAGGTGCCTTTGAAGACTATCAGCAATTCATTAGGCGCCGTGAGAAATATGGCGCAGACCTTCCGGACGGTGTATTACTACTAACTGGTGCCGTAGATACACAAGACAATCGGTTAGAGTATGAAATTACAGGTTGGGGATATGGTGAAGAATGTTGGGGAATCTGTAAGGGTGTTATCCTTGGTGAACCTGATAATAAAGCAACATGGGATGCACTTGATGCGGTGCTTGATAAAGTATACCGATTTAAGAACGGCACAGGTCTTAAAGTGGCACGTGCTTTCATTGACTCAGGCGGTCACTACACGTCAAAAGTATATGAATACTGTGAAAAGAATTTCAGCAAGCAACGATTTGCCATCAAAGGTACGGCCGGAACACCTGGTATACCGTTAAATTATAAGATTGGTAAAGCTTCGGGGAGCAAGATTCCCCTTGTAATGCTAGGTGTTGACGATGGGAAACAACAGGTAATGAACCGATTAGCCATCGATGAACCTGGTGCTAAGTACTTTCATTTTCCACTGGATGAAGAATTCTTAGGGACAAGAGGGTACGACGAGCTGTACTTCAAGGGGATTATTTCAGAACACAAAAAGAAAGTAAAACGTAAGGGCGTTATCCATGAAATATGGGAACCTACAGCAGGGGTTCGTAATGAACCATTGGATTTACGTGTATATAACCTAGCCTGTATGAATTCAATCCATCCTGATTGGGATAGATTGGCGGAAGTAGTCAAAGGTGGAGGCCATTTCACTACAACAGTAACTACTCCAAGAAAGAAACCAGTGCGGAAACGTGTGCGCAGGGCTAGTAAAGCAGCAGATATTTAGGAGGATGTATGGCAACTAGTTATTCGAGTAAGCCAAGGCTAATTGATGTCCGGTTAGAGTGGTATGTCAAAGCCGAGGAAGCAATATTGACCGGCCAAAGCTATACAATCGGAAATCGGACTCTTACAAGGGCAAATTTAGCAGAAGTAAGAAAAATGATTGATGATTTAGTGGCAAGAGGCGCCAAATTACCAGGAATGGATACCGATAATGGGCGAGGAAATCGGTCAAAACGGGTAGTTTTTAGGGATTAGGAGGCTAAAATGGCGAGAAAAAATAAGAAATTTAGCGCTAAAATAAGCACTCCGAGGGCTAAAAATAGCGGATATAGTGAGGGCGGTGCCTCTCGTGATAACAAATCATTAAAGGGGTATAACCCTAGAAAACTGGGTTATAAGGCTGATATTGGTGCAAATCTATCAACTTTACGTGATAGATCCGCAGATTTAGCTATCAATACACCGGTCGGCACGGCTGCAATCAATACGAGCACCACTCATACAGTTGGAGCAGGACTCAATGTATTCCCTAAACCTAAATTTCAAATTTTAGGAATTAGCGCAGAGGATGCAAGAACTTGGGCTCGTAATGTTCGCACCGAGTTTGATTTATGGGCTGAATCAAAAGACTGCGATATTTATCGCAAAAATAATTTATATGATATGCAAAGCATCGCATATCAAGGATATCTTACCGATGGTGATAGTTTCGCCGTATTTAGAAGAAAACCAACAACACCAGATATGCCGTATACGTTACGACTTCAATTAATTGAAGGTAATCGTATAAGTAATCCGCTTACAAATTCCACATATGTTACAGGCGACCCGACTGGTGTTGAAGCGCTTAACCCAGATAATGGGAACCGCATATTGAATGGTGTAGAAATTGATACTGATGGAGCTATTGTAGCCTACTGGGTATCTAATCAAGTGCCAGGTGAACCAATTACAAGCATGTTAACGACATGGGCAAGAGTTGAAGCATACGGCAAGCGAACAAGTATTCCTAATGTACTGCAAATTAGTAATGATACTAGACCTGAGCAGTACAGAGGGGTGCCTTATTTAGCTCCAGTCATTGAAACACTTAAGCAAGTGTATCGTTACACAAATGCAGAGCTTACATCTGCCATTATTAAATCGTATTTCGCATTATTCTTTACTGAAGCCGTTACCAACTCCGGTTCGTTAAATGATATGTTGGCCGACAATGGTGTTGATGATCCAACGGAACCAGTAGTTGATGTATCAGAATACAATTTAGGCCCTGGAACATTAAATGCCTTGCCGAAAGGTGTGGATGTTAAGAGCGTGGATGCATCCAATGCTCAATCTACTTTTGAAGTGTTTAGTACGCAACTCATCAAACAAGTAGGCGCAGCACTTAACCAACCTTACGAAGTACTAATGAAGAACTTCAACTCCTCGTATTCTGCAAGCCGTGCAGCAATGTTACAGGCTTGGGAAGAATATAAACTACGGCGAAAGTGGTTCGCTCGTGACTTCTGTCAGCCTATTTATGAGGTATGGCTAATAGAAGCCGTAGCGAATGGCCGAATTGAAGCGCCTGGTTTCTTTGATGATCCATTAATTCGTAAAGCATGGTGCAATGCTGATTGGTTTGGACCTACTATGTCAATCCTTGACCCTGTTAAGGATATGAATGGTAGTACACTTCGCGTTCAGAATGGAGTTTCCACTCGCGAACGTGAAGCGGCCGAAATGACAGGGACAGATCTTGAAGAAAATATTGCTCAACTTGCTTTTGAAAAGCAACTCATGGAGAAATATGGTATGGGGCTAGCTGATGCGGTTAATCCTTCTGCTGGCTCTAAATCTAACGCGAAAGGAGGTGAAGAGGATGAATAAATTCTGGTCTGTTAAGAATTTTGTAAATCAAGATGGTACCGGTCAATCTGAATTGATTTTGTATGGTGATATTTCTGATACCTCTTGGTGGGGTGATGAAATTACACCACGTGAATTTGCAAGTGACTTGGCTAGTTGTAATGGTAATGACCTAACAATGCGCATCAACTCAGGCGGTGGTGACGTATTTGCAGCGCAAGCCATCCACAATATGATTAAGACTTATACCGGCAACGTAACGGCACATATTGATGGATTGTGCGCAAGCGCAGCTACGATTATTGCATGTGCTGCCGATAAGGTAATCATGCCAAGCAATGCCTTGTACATGATTCATAATCCATCCGTATATCTAGGCGATAGCTTTGATGCGGACGGGTTAACTAAAATGGCTAACTATTTGGCAAGTGTTAAACAAACAATTGCAAATGTTTATTTGAGCCGTAGCGATGTTTTGACATCTGAACAGGTAAATACACTTATGGATGATGAAACGTGGTTCACAGCTGACGAGGCGAAGTCCTACGGCCTAATTGATGAAGTAGATACGGCGATTATTGATAATGCTGTTATGAATAACGGAATGGTTATTGTAAACAAAGTATCTTGCAAATATTCGGCCAAAAATGAAGCCAAAATTAAACAATTTTTAAAACATAAGGAGAAACCTATGACTGAAAACCAATTCATGGCAAGCTTAAAAGGTTTGCTCGGTATTTCTACAAATGAACCTGCAGAAAATACAGCAGTAACAGCAGAACGCGAACGCGTTGAAGCATTAAATGCGTTAAAAGGTGACAATGAAGTCATCAATCGTTTAGTAGATGTGGCTGTTAAAGAAGGTAAGACTGTAGATGAAGTAACACCTTTCATCTCTGCCGTATCCGATATTCCTGCAACTGATAACAAAGTAGTCGACCAAATTCGACAATTAGTTATTGATCAAATGGAATCCGGTGCGGATAAAGTAGCACCTCAAGGTGCATCTACACCAGAAACTAACGATGCAGTAGCAAAAGCTAGTGCAATTGATGAAGTAGTAGCATTTGCGAATGCTAAGAAAGGCGGTAAATAATGGCATATTTCGAACAAGTAAATGGTGTCGCAGCTGATTACCTATTAGGTGGTGGCGGTGTACCTGTATTAACTCAAAATGTAAAAGTAGCGGTGGGCGATTATAAACGTGGCCAAGTTCTTGAAAACAATGCTGGTACATTCCAAAAAATCGCAAGTGGTAAGCCTGCAGGCATTGTAGTGTCTGATACTACTGCAACTACTGACCATAATGTATTGACTGTATACATTTCTGGTCGCTTTAATCGTGAAGTATTGGTAGTTGACCAAACTTACAAAATTAATGATCATGAAGCGGACTTCAAAGACGCTCACTTATTCTTAACTAGCATTAAATAGGGGGAACTATATAATGGCAATTGATTTCAAAGATACATTTTCCTTGATGCAAGCTGTGGAACGAATGAAAGCTCCGGCAAGTTTCTTGCTTGATACTTTCTTCCCACAAGTTCCAGCAGTTGCAACTTCTAAAAAAATCGCAGTAGAGACTCGTAAACGTGGTCGTACATTAGCACCTTTCGTATCTCGTGGTGCATCTGGTGTTAACGTTAAACGTGCTGGTTCTAAAATTGCTTTATACGAAGCACCTATGATGGGACCTCGTACAGTTATTGATCCAGAGCAACTTGACCAACGTGCATTTGCTGAAAACATTGTGTCTACAATGACACCTGCACAACGTGCTGCACAAATGCAAGCCGAAGATTTGTCCTACTTACAAGGCACAATCATCAATCGTAAAAACAAAATGGCAGCTGATTTGCTTACTACTGGTAAATGTAAAATCGAAGGCTATGCTGATGATGGTGAAACAGTTCAAGTTGATGAAATCGACTTTGAATTTGAACAAGACATTACACCTACTACTACTTGGGACCAAGCCGGTGCTGATATTTATGGCGACTTAAAAATGGCATCTGAAAAAATTCAAGAAAACGCAGGTATCGTACCAACTGTATTGGTCGTTGGTAAAAATGTTGAAAAATACATTCTTGATAATGCGTCCATTAACAAAATGTTAGCAATTCCTAATCGCGAAAACATGTCTATGTTCAGCTTTGCGCCTGAATACTTGTCTCCACAAGTTCGATATGTTGGCCGTATCATGTCCTTGAATATTGATGTGTACGCATACCTTGAAACATATCAAGATGATGAAGGCAAAGTAAAATCCTTTATCGGTGATGATGCAGCAGTATTAGGTGTTCCTGGTCGTGGCCGTCAACAACATGCGGCAGTCACATTGCTTAACGATGATAACCAATTCACAACTTATGCAGGTATTTATGTGCCTTACTACTATGCTAATAAGGCTACACAAGAATTAACATTGTCTGTATATTCTCGTTGCGTATTGATTCCTGAAACTATCGATGATTGGTCTACTATTAAGACTAAATAGGGGGTAACCTACTTATGAAAATCAGAGTATTAAAGGGTTATTTAGCACATGAAGGCGAGATGTATGGTAAAGGCGAAGTAGTCGATATCAAAAAGAAAGCGATTGCATTGTCCTTACTTGAATCTGATAAGTTTGAATCTGCTGAAGATGATCCTGTTGAAGTACCGGAACCGTTGGAAGTCGTTCCAGATGAACCGGAAGAAGAAATGGAATTACCTGAAGTTGATGCGGAAGCTGCGGTGAAAAAATAATGCGATTTAGAGATTACCTAGAAAGCGATATTGACGATGTATTCCTTAATGAAGACGAATTCGCCGAAGGGCATAATCTAAATGGCACAGTAGTTAAAGTGGTTATCCAATCGCCAACGGCGAGGGAGTCATTCCTATCGAATGGCTCTCACGTATCAAATGACGGATTGCACGGGGTGTCTGTATTTGTGCATTGCAAATTAAAAGACATCCCTGAAATTCCATCACAGGGGAACGTATTCCGATTAGATGATGATGTGTACATCGTTCAAAGTGCAACGGAAGAAGATGGACTCGTGTCTATTGAACTCAGAGCAGAAGCTAGAGGCGGTGTTGATGGATGGTTGAGCTAGAACTTGATAAAAGTGCAGTGCAAACAATTGAAAAAGCACTGGAAACATTAAAAGAAGATAGAGTTCGACGTGTCTGCCAAGCCGCTTCGAAGCGTGCTGTAACAACCGCAAGAAAAGCAGGTACGCAAGCACTACGTAATATCTACGCTATCAAAGGTGTATCGGTCGTAAAGTCCGGTGTATCTATTAATAAATTGAATGATGGCACAGAAATGCGTATCAAAGGTGGATATACTAGCGCTCAAAAGTACTTCAAAATTAAATCACTTAAGCGAAAAGGTGTGTTTGTGTCGATTAAAAAAGGCACAGAGACAAAGGTACCAAATGGCTTTGTGAGTGCATCAGGTATTTTTATGAAGCGCCAAGGCAAGGAACGATATCCATTAAAAGGGATATATGGACCAGCCTTACCGCAAATGTTTGGTAATGAAACTGTTATGAATGCCATGCAAAAGGAAGGCATGGAAATGTATGAAAAGCGCCTATATCACGAATTAGAGCGCGCGTTAGGAGGTAACTAATGACACCATTAGACGTATCAGATGGCATTGCTGCCTATCTCATGGATGAGTTGCGCAAGCTAAATGAAACCAGTGATGTTACCACGAGCCCTATTCGAGTATGGAGCGGGTTCTTACCAAGAGTGGATAAGAATGAAGATAAGCGTAAGTTATGCCCGGCGGTAGTAGTGCATCCGTACTCTGTTAGTGATGCAGATAGTTCGACGGTAGGGATTACTGTATTGGTAACTACTTATGATGAAGCCTTAACTAAAGGCCATGTCGGACTATATCACCTCTTAGAGGTAGTGCGTGAGCGATTACTATCTGATAATCCGGTAGCACTTAAATATGAAATTAAGGAGAATACCGTTAATACAACAATTCCTGATGATCAACCATACCCTCAATGGGTTGGATATCTTGAATTTGAAGTGTATATTCCAGTTATTCGTAGGAATCTAAATAAGATATTTACGGATAACAAAGTAATTGAATAGGAGACAACGATGAACCCTGTTGTATATGTTGGGCCTTCGTTCCGCAGTAGCCGTCTAAACCAATTTATGGTATTTAGCGACGGTGCACCACTGCCGGAAGCGGAAGACCCTATTTTTATGCATTTATTCGTGCCTTTAGATGAACTCAATCAAGCAATGATTGATGTGAGAACACAAGGTACACAATTAAATGTATTCTATGTTAACGCATTGAAGAATTATAAAGGAGTGGAGTAAATGGCCTTTTATCATGGCGTCAAAACAAGTGAGCAAGCTACCTCTGTAATTGCTCCTGTCCAAACTACTGCCGGCCTTCCAATTGTGTTCGGTACTGCACCTGTACACCTTACAGAAGACCCTAGCGCGGTAGTCAACAAGCCAATCATCTGTTATAGCTGGGAAGAAGCAGTTCAACAACTTGGCTATTCTGAAGATTGGACACATTTTACATTGTGTGAAGCAATGTACGCACAATTCAAATTGTATGGTGTAGCTCCAATCGTATTTGTTAACGTATTGGATCCTGCTAAGCATAAGAAATCTACCACAACAACTGCTACATTAACAGACAAGAAATGCATCGTAAAAGCTGCAGTATTGCTTAATACGTTACAAGTATCTAGTGGCGGTCAAACAGGTGTGGCCAACACAGATTACACGGCAGCATTTGATGACAAAAATCAATTGATCATCTCTGTAGTCAAAGGTGGTAAATTCGATTCCGCAACTACATTGGACCTCACATACGATGAACTTGATGTAGAAAACTTCGATTATAAGAACGTAATCGGCGGTGTGGATAGCAATGAAAAAGCAACAGGCTTTGAATTGATTGATACAATCTATCATCATTTCGGTATTGTACCTGGTCTTATTGCTGCACCTGGATTCTCTCAAAATCATACAGTCGCTTCTGTAATGAAAGCAAAATCTCGTGTTATCAATAACTTGTTTGGTGCAACTACTTTGGTAGATATCGATACTACACAAGTTGTTAAATACACAGATGCTTATGAATGGAAGAAAGGTAATAGCTATACAGGTGAATCTGAAGTCGTATGTTGGCCAATGGTTCGCAATGGCGATTATATGTTCCATATGTCTACGCACATCATGGGCATTATTGGTAAATGTGATGCATCCAATAGCGATATTCCTACATTATCCCCTTCCAACAAGTCCATGAACATCACAGGCTTGTGCTTAGCTAATGGCAAGGAAGTTATGCTTACACATTCCCAAGCTAACTTATTGAACTCTCAAGGTATTATGACAGCCGTTAATATCAATGGTTGGGTATCTTGGGGCAATTATACAGGTGCATATCCTGGCACAACTGATGTTAAGGATACATTCATTTGTGTACGCCGTTTCAATGATTGGGATGACCAAACATTCATCTTAACGTATTGGCAAAAAGTAGATATGCCTATCTTGCCACGTAATATCAAGACAATTCTTGATAGTGAAACAATCCGTCTTAACGGTCTTACTTCTCGTGGCTTTATCTTGGGTGGTCGTATTGAATTTAAAGAAGCAGAAAACCCTACAACAGATTTGTTGAATGGTATTATTCGCTTCCACAAATACCGTACACCTCCAATTCCAGCGCAAGAAATTGAAAGCATTTCTGAATACGATGTGTCTTATTTCAAAACGCTATTTCAAACAGTATAGAAAGGGGTAATTAATCATGGCATCTATCAATCAAGTACCGGAAGTACTTAATGACTTTCGTGTATATGAAGAAGGTTCTGACAACTGTTTAGGTGTTGCCAAAGTGGAATTACCTAGTGAATCTGTAATGACTCAAACTGTAAAAGGTGTGGGCATTGCAGGCGAAGTAGAAGCGCCAGTTATTGGCCACTACTCCTCTATGGAAACTAAACTTACATGGAACACTCCAACAGAAACTACACACCGCCTTACAGGTGGCCGTGGCGTACGCTTAGAAGTGCGTGGTGCTATCCAATGTTGGGATAGCGGTAAAGATAAATATGTAATCGTGCCTACACGAGCCGTTATTCGTGGCCGTGCTAAATCTAAAGAAAATGGCACATATGAATCTGGTAATACTATTGATGCAACGAACACAATCGAAACGACATACTTGAAACTAGAACAAGATGGCAAGGTAGTTCGTGAAATCGATAAATATGCCTATAAAGATTCTATTTCTGATGGCACAGACTTCCTTGGTGATGTTCGTGCTGCACTTGGTATTTAGTCTGTAGAAAGGACGATCACTAATGAGTAAACATAACACTATGAACGAAACACATGAACAAACTGGTATTGAATTAGTAAAAGCTGGTCATTCCTTACAATTTGAAGGTATCAGCGGTTACACATTAATTAAATGCGAAAAGTCCGCTAAGGGTGAAGATAAAACTATTACAGTTCCGGCATTATCTATGACTTATCAAGCACATGTAGCAGCTGCTGTATGCGGATGTAAGGTGGATGATATTTATAGTCTTCCGGCTGCTGATTTCACTAGAGTGTGCCTAGAGGTACAGAATTTTTTGCTCAATTCCGAAAAATAACAGACCTAGAACGGTATTTCACCGAGTGTGCGATTACGTGTAGTAAATACACTAGCACGCCGATGGACTACTTCATTCGAGAGCTAGACGTGGATGAGTTCATAGTCCACGTTCAGCTCATTAGTGATGGTATCGAGCGCGAGAATAAAGCAATGAAAGGGAGAAAATAATGGCCAATAAAGTCTTAGAAATGGCGATTGCCATTAAAGGTAAACTCGATGGTGGGTTATCCTCTTCCGTATCTAAAGCATCTCAGGAACTCAACAAATTATCCAACGCAATCAAGGACCAACAGGCACAATATAGAAAACTACAAGCTATATCACAAAAGACGGGTAATGCTAGTGATAGGAATGCAGCAATTGCAGCTGAGCAAAAGCTAAATTCTATGTTACAACGGCAAGCCCAGTTGCGATCTAATATCGCAAGTCAGACAGCGCATCAAAATGCAATCAGTAAAATGGGCGGTGCAAGTCCTTTAGCCGGTGCTGCATCAGCTGCGCAAGGTGCTAGTGCTGCCGTAAGCGGTATTACAGGAAAGCTTGCAAGTTTCGCTATGGTTGCCGCCGGTGGTTTTGGTATTGGTGCCATTATCGATAATGTAGTTAATGCCGGTGAAGCACTCTATCAATTATCCAATAAATTACATATGACAACTGCTGAAACGGCACAATTTAAGAAAATTATGACGTTAAGTGGTGTAGATGTAGAAGCAGCCGCAAAGTCCTTCGCTAAAATGGATAAGACTTTAGCCGGTGGTGGTAAAAGTGCTGAAGCGTTGCAAGGATACCTCAGTCAATTTGGTGTATCCTTAACCGATGCCAATGGCAAGTTATTGCCTATGAATCAACAGCTGGATGCAATGGCTAAAGGGTACCAAAATGCAGTAGCACAAGGACGTGGCCAGGAATTCATGCTTGAAACATTAGGCGCCAAAGGCATGGAGCTCACTAAAGTTTTTGAAAATTACGCAGATGCACAAGCGGCTGCGTCACAAATCAAAGGTGTCGGTATAGATCCTAAATCACTTCATGAAATATGGCTACAGATGAACATCTTGAAAGCGGAAGCTACGCAAGTTGCATTAGGGTTGGCACAAGCCTTTATCCCTATTGCTCAGCAAATATTACCGGCACTGATACCGGTATTACAAGCTGTTGTAACCTTCATGAAGGATAATAAGGAAGCTATTGCCGCCGTAGTAACTAATGGATTGAAATTAGCCTTACTATATGGCACGGCTACTAAACTTGCATCAGGTATTACTACAATTACCACTGCATTTAAAGGTGTAGAAACGGCAATGGGTGCGTTCAAAGCTGCGGGTGCATTAATAGGTGGACCTTGGGTAATTGCTATTATGGCGATTATTGCAGTGATATACCTATTAGTAACAAACTGGGATACTATCTGTGCCACATTAACATCTGTTTGGGATAGTGTATGTTCCGGATTGAGTTCAATATGGGATAGCGTATGTTCTGCTTTGAGTTCCGCATGGAGCGCGATTATATCTGGTATTATGGCTGTAATTAATGGGTTCTTATCATTAGGCCTTAGCGTATTTAATGCATTGAAAGCGGCAATAATTGCTTATGTCAATCTATGGTTAAACTTACCAACATATATTGGCATGGCCGTAGGGTTCATAATAGCCATTATTTTACGATTACCAGAGATTGCGGTACAAGTTGGTACGGCTGTTATATCTGCCGTCGTATCATTCGCCACTGAATGTTATAACTTCGCAGTTACTACATTTAGTGCTATGGTCGATGATATTTATAACTTCCTAATTAACTTGCCTATGTACATGATCACTTTGGGTGCTGAATTCGTAGCGGCGGTTATTTCGTTTGCCTCTGAGGCATATGCGACGGCGACATCATGGATTAGTAGTTTGGTAAATGATGTTATTAACTTCATCATGAATTTACCGAGTGCATGTGCTGATGCGGGAGCAGGATTCGTAGCAGCTGCAGGCCAATGGGCAAGTGATGCATATAATGCGGTATTAGATTGGATTAAACAAATTCCTAGCGCTGTATCTAATGCAATCGCTGGTGCATGGGATAGTATCAAGGCTCAATTTAGTGGCGGTTTTACTGTAGGTGTTCAAGCTGCAGGTGGTAATGCATATGCTAATGGTGGTGTTATTACATCTCCAGAAGTTGCATTGATTGGTGAAGCTGGATATCCTGAAGTAATTGTTCCTATTGATGGTAGTGCTAATGCGATGAATCTATGGCAAACGGCCGGACGGATGTTAGGTGTGAGTGGTGCGCAATCTGCTGTAGCACCTACAGTATCATTAGCACCTAGTGTGCCCGTGACATCCTCATCTAGTAATAGTGGAGCACCTGTACAAATTACATTCGCACCAGTTATTAATGCTGGTAATGGTTCAACTGATGATATTATGTCAGCATTGGATGCTAAAATGCGTGAATTTGAGCAAATGATGCGTAGCTATACCGCCGGACAACGGAGGTTAAGTTATGACTAGTTATACAACAATACAAGGGGATATGTGGGATTTAATCGCCTATAAGGTGTATGGCAACGAACGATACATTAATCTATTGTTAGAAGCCAATCAAAAGCACCGTAATACGGCGATATTTTCCGCTGGTGTTGTGTTAACATGCCCAGATGTTCCTGCTGATTCTTTACCTGAATTCTTACCACCATGGAGGCGATAGTACATGAGCTTACAAAAGAGCCTAGCTAAGGTCCAACAATGGAAGAAAGATTTAACACAACAAACGAAGTTAGCACGGCGGGCATGGTGTACGATTGGTTACCAACATTGGGGAAGTAAAGAATCAAAGGACATCACCGACGATATTAGTAAATACCTTCTTGATGTAACTTTCACAGATAACCTTTCAGGAACTGTAGATGACGTGGCTATTTCATTAGAAGATAGGGGGCGTCTATGGGTCGGCGATTGGTATCCTGTGAAAGGATCATTATTAGAAGTGGCAATTAATACCGTAGCGTGGGAGAAATTAGGGGATGAACAATTTACATTACCAATTGGCAAGTTTGAAATTGACGAATTCGAGGGCAGTAGCCTTCCGGATGTAGTCAAAATCAAAGGTGTCGCTATTATCGGCAGTACTGACTTGCGGGAGAAAAAGAAAGATAAATCGTGGAAAGCTACTACGCTTAAGGCGATTGCTACCGAAAAGGCAAAAGATAATAAATTAAAGCTAGTATGGGATGCGGATTTTGACCCACCGTTAAAAGATGCATCACAAAGTGCTGAATCAGACCTCGCATTCTTGCAAAAACTATGCAATGATGCGGGGTTTTCTCTTAAGGTATCCACTGAGCAGTTGATTATATTCGATGATTATAAATACGAAAACGTGAAGCCTAAAGTTATAATTCGTAGACCAGGTGGCCAATATCAACCTATACAGACTAAAGAGGGCGAACAACCGCCTTTGATTATTACTAGGGCTATATCTTATTCGTATAAAAGTAAAACTCGTGAGGTATATCGAGCATGCCATGTGAAATACACCAATAAAGATAAGAAAACTGTGATTGAGGATACGTTTGAAGATCCTGACCGTAAGGGCCATACGTACCTTGCTGTATTAGAGGTCAATGAACAGGTAAAAGATAAAGCTGAGGCAAAACGATTGGCTAAGAAAAAACTTAGAGAAGCCAATAAGGAAGCCGACACAATGTCTTTTAGTTTCCCTGGTAACCCTCTTATTATGGCATCGGTTACAGTTAAGCTAGAAGGATTTGGTGTGTTCGATGGTAATTATTTAATTACTAAAGCAACTCACACATTAGGAGCCAATTATTCAACGTCGATTGATGTAAGGAGGTGTTTAAATGGCTACTGATATATTATCTGCATTAGCGGATATGATATTTATTGGAAATGTTTCAAGTACAATTCCTGAAGAAGGTAAAGCCGTTGTTACACGCCTAGATAGAGAAGGTGTTGTAACGGCGCCATTATCTGTCATTAATCGAGGTGCAGCACATGATAAGGACTATTGGATGCCGGCCATAGATGACCAAGTATTATGCATTATGCTACCTAATCGGTCCGGACGTGGTTTTTCCGATGGATTTATCATTGGTACATTCTTTAGTAGTGCGGATCCAACTCCAGACGGTGCTGATAATGGAAAACGTGTGCTCACTGTCCCTGGTGATATGACCCTTAATATTGGTGGTACGCTGTTAATTAATTCAAGTGGTGGTGATGTGGTGGTCAATGGTATTTCCTTAGTCCATCATGTGCATGGTGGTGTAGAGTCTGGCGGTTCTACAACATCAGGACCAGTATAGGAGGTATAGATGTATATCGGTTATTTAGCGGATATAGTGTTCTATACCGCATTAGATAATGTTCTTACTGTATCAGATGTAACACGTTCAGGCAGTGCTAGATGGGAAAAGCATAGTTTAATGCTAGAAAAACCGGTTAAACAATTCAGTGGTCCGGACGTAGAACAAATTACATGTAAGATTCTTATTTCTTCAGCGCTCGGACAATCTCCAGATAGTACTGTTAAGAAACTGCGAAAATATCGCGATACGGGGGCTGTATTGCCTTTTATTATTGGTGGTAAGCCTGTTAGTCAAAACTACTTTGTAATTATGTCTATGAGCGAAGATAGCCTATTTACGGATGCTTATGGCAAGACTCAATCTATTGAAGTGTCGCTAACTCTTGAGGAATATCCGGACAAGAACACAGTAGAAGAAAAGTCCATGCTTAACCAATATGGGCAGAAGTTCAACAAAGTTAATACGATATTTCGGAGGTTCTAGCCATGTCAGCAACGTATGAAATTAAACCAGTTACGGACAATAGGATATTGCTAGCACCTGAAAGTGAAGTCGCTGAGATTTTGCAAAATGTGCAAACGATTATTTCTACTGTTCGTGGTAGTGTGCCACTAGATAGGGAGTTTGGTATTGATGGTCGCATTATTGATATGCCTATCCATCAAGCACAAGCGCATCTATCTAATGACATATTCCAACAAATTAAACGGTACGAACCACGTGCCAAAATTAGTGATATATCCTTTACTGCCACACAAAATGGTGAGTTGATTCCGAAAGTGATGGTGACTGTATGAGATTATCTGATTTACCTAATGTTGAATTCTTTAACACAGATAAAGAACACGTTCAACAGAAGGTATTTGATATTTACACAACAATAACAGGGCGAACCTTGGGAGAGGGCGACCCTGTTACTTTATTTTTAAATGTAATTTCGGAAATTATTATCCGATTATTAAATGATGCAAATTATGCAGCTAAACAAAATCTATTAGCCTATGCAGAAGGTGATAACTTGGACCATGTTGGAGCAGTTCCTGCTGCCGTTGAGCGGCTACAGGCAACAAAAGCGACTACGACTATCCAAGCTACATTGTCAGCAGTGCGTACAAATTCTGTCATTATTCCAAAAGGTACAAGAATATCCACAGAAGGTGGCGAATATTTTGCTACTGTTGAGGTTTTGGTAATTCTACCAGGTCAACTCAATGGATCTATAAAAGCAGAAGCACAACGTACAGGCGCACAAGGTAATGGGTTTAAACCAGGTGAAATAAGTACAATTATTGACCCTATAGCGTATGTGGATACGATGAGTAACACCACATTATCTGAAGGTGGTTCCGATACAGAAGATGATGAAGCCTATCGTGAACGTATTCATGAGGCACCTGAATCATTCTCCGTGGCAGGTCCTGAAGGTGCCTATGAGTATTTTACAAAATCTGCATCACACCTAGTGGCCGATGTAGGTGTATCCTCTCCACATTCTGGGGAAGTTAATATCTACCCATTATTATCTGGCGGTGGTATTCCAGGGCAAGAATTACTTAAAACTATTACGGATTATTTGTCTGATAAGAAACGTAGACCATTAACCGATAAGTTGACTGTATTAGCACCTACTACTACGCAATATAACATCGACGCTAAGTACTACATCGAAAAAGGCGCCGATGCAACAGTGGTAAAAGCTAAGGCGGATAAAGCGGTCAATGATTATGTAATATGGCAAAAGTCTAAATTAGGCCGTGATATAGTGCCTAGCCGATTGGTACAAATGCTCATGGATGTATCTGGCATTAAACGCGTTGAAGTGACGGCACCTGTGTTTACTCCAATTGCAGAACAAAGTGGTGTGGCAGTAGCCAATACAATTGCCGTAGTGTTCGCAGGAAGTGAGGAAGAATGATACGTGATAGTAAATATACCAGTGCGGAACATCTTCCTTCCTCAATCGATAAGGAACCAATTAAAGCCCTTGCTAAAACGTGGGATGATACGCTAGCAGAATTCATAAATACGAATACATTGCTATTGTGGTCATCTATTGATACTGAATCAGAGAGTGTCATTGATCATTTAGCGTATCAATTACATGTAGATGATTATAATAGTAGATTACCAATAGCAACTAAGCGTGAATTGGTGAAGAATTCAATTGATATTCACCGCCATAAAGGTACACCATATGCAGTCGAAAAGGCTGTGCAGACTGTATATTCTGATTCGAAAATTGCAGAATGGTTCGAATATGGTGGTAAGCCTTATTATTTCAAGGTCACACTTATTACGGCACCATTAACTGGTGAATCGGACATTGCTAAGCTTGTGCGTGCTATCAATACGGCCAAGAATGTACGGTCCTGGTTAGATGGTATTGAATTCATTCGACGAATTAACTTTAATAAGTATTTTGCCGGATGGTGCGGTGTATCTAAAAAAGTGAATATCAAGTGTGATTTCACGAATGCATGGCGCATTAATTTGAATACCCATGTAACGTCTTACACAGTTGAATCAAAGAAAACGAAGATTAATGTAGCGCTAGATAATAGCGTTAGATAGGAGGAATATATGGCAGAATGGTCAAATGCAACCATGACTGATGTCGGTGCTGATTTGCAAGCAAAGGTAAATGCAGGCAAGACTAAACTGACATTCACTAAAATTAAAGTCGGCAGTGGTGTTAATACAACAAATCCATTGGCATTAACTGATGTAATCTCCTCTAAATGGGAGACTACTAATTTCGTAGTTAAACAAGAAGGTAAAATCGTAAGCGTTGATACGTTTATTACTAATAATGGTATTACGGAAGCTTTTCGCATGTCTGAAATTGGACTATTTGCACAAGATCCTGATAAAGGTGAAGTATTATATGCATACCTTACAGACCCTGAACCAGATAGAATGCCGGCAGAAGGTGGTTCAGTAGTTGTATCTCAGGAATTGAATATTGGGATGATATTTAGTAATACAGGTAATGTATCGCTAACAGTTAATATGGGAGCATTAGTTAACCAAGAACAACTTAAAGAACATAATACAGATGTTTTATCTCATCCAGCTATTACGGCTATGATTGCCAAAATCCTTGGTGCGACTGATTGGCAAGAGAATCCTATTTCAAATTTAAAAGATATAAAAAATCTGTTGGGACAAGGTGCTATCGTGGCATCTAAACTTGATGCAAATGCTGGTTTCGTAAAATATGCCAATGGTTTCACTATCCAGTGGGGAATTGGCGGGAAAGATAATGCCGTAAAAACGGAAGTAATATTCCCTATCAAATTTACAACTTTATTCATGGCGAATGCTATTGATGCGTACTGGTCAGGTTCTGACACGCCTAGGTATTTCGCTAACTCCGTGTCAGAGAGCAACGCAACTAAAGCCGTGTTCGTGGCGAGCGACCAATATGCCGCATCATATTACTGGTTCGCCCTAGGAGTTAGCTAATTACCTATGATAATGAACATAATCTGATCACCAACGCCTTGATTATTTAGGTAATCGCTATCCTTGTACGTTAACTGATTTCTAGAAGTCGATAAAATGATTTCAGAAAATGCATAATCCCCGTTATATCTAGTCGCAGAAACAGCGATAGTTTTATTGCCGAATTCTATCGGATATCGCACAGTCCAAGGCTTGGGCTGATTATACGCATTAAACAATACCCACTGGGCATTAAGCTTTACCAACTGCTAACCAAAGACACGGTCTCGAGACTGTCTTATTTGTTTGAAAGTTATAATAAGAAACTTTTTCAAAACCAGTCTTATTAATATTGTAAATCTTAATGCTATCACTAGAACCTCCAATTATAGACGGCACCGCAGAATAGCATTCAATAAATGATATTGGAAAAGTAACCCAATGACTCCTCTCATCAGAATCATAGTTATCGCGTCCCCACTGGGGAGTTACTTTAATAATTCTATTGTTTTACGTAGTTCCCGAATGGTTTTGTGCGTGTATACCCTGGTAGTGATATCGCCTTGTTTATGACCTAACAATGCGCGTAACGTGTTAGGCGGCGCAATCGCATCAAGTAGACTTGCAAATGTGTGCCGGGTATCGTGGATAGTATGCTTGCAGTTAAGTTGTTTCATAATATCATGGAAATGCTTGCGAAATGATGTGTAGCTGATAGTGAATAGATAATTGTCTGTATCGTTGTATAATTGCTCAATTAATGGCATGATGCGGTGATGGATGGGAATGATACGACCTTCACCGGCTTTTGTTTTGGCGTGTTTTACGATAAGGTATGATGATCGTCTATTAATATCTTGCTTACGTAGATTAAGTAGCTCACCAATACGGAGCCCTGTATAAAGCAGTATTAAAATCATGCGGGAATAAGAAGTATCCATTGCCCATAATTTGTTTATTTGTTGCCGCGTAAACACCTTTCTCTTAATCGTTGGAATATTAGATCCTAGGTTTAGATGAAGGGCGTAGTTAGTGAGGGGATAATCTTTGATAATAGCGTAATTAAATAATTGATTAAGTAATGTGCGGACTTTCTTACATGATGAGTAAGAAAGTCCTTTTACGTGCATGGAATTAATTACATTCTGAAGGTGTTGAAAATGAATATCCGTAACAGGCATATCCGCTATGTTGGATATGTGTTTAAAAGAAACATAATAGGACTTAATAGCACTTCTAGAAATAGATTGTGAGTGAATTGGTAACCACTCGTTAAATAGTTGCCTTAATGTAATGGTATTGCGTTGCTTACGTTTCAATATAATAGCGTGACGGCGCATAATTTCACCTCCGAAAGGATAGTATTATGAATCAATATGTATTTATTTTAAATGACAAAGGGGAGCGTATTACATCCCTGTGTGATAACACGTTGAGTCGTGAAGATATTATGGCGCAAGCTGAACACGATTACCCAAATGCACAATATGTGTATTCAGCAGATGGAGATGCGATGCTTGATGAATTTATGGAGGGTAAGTTATATATTAACGGTGAGTTTGTTGAACCTGCTCCATACGTTCCAACAAAAGAAGATAAGATTAACGCTATAAAAGCCGAATACGAACCGCGATTTAAAACACTCGAAGAGGCTCAACGCCGATTGCTACTCATGGGGAAACCTACTAATGCAATTAGCACTCAATATATCAAGTTGAATAATGAAATGGTAGCACGAATTAAGGAGGTGCAATAATATGCCTAAATATATTGGAGAAAGCAAAGTACCAGTTATGGAATTTTGTGAATATTGTTGGGAAGTGCTTAACGATGATGGTACTTGCCCTACAGAGGGGTGTATCCACAATGAATTAATGGATTTAGAAAAGGACAATACAGATGTTACCAGTCGAACATAATATTTAGGTATATCAAGGTGAATATATTACATTAACTATTGGATGTGATTCCGTAGTTGATGCAGAAGATGTATTCGCTTGCATTAGGCGATATAGCTGGGACGAGGAAATAATAGGTAGGTTTGCAATTACAAATAGTAATCAACCACTTTTAGATGGCGAAAAGAGCAAACTTAATCTAACATTAGATACCAACTCGATTGATAGTGGTACTTATTATTGGGATATGTTCGCCTGGGCTGGTAATAGGCCGATTAAATGCTTAGTAAAAGGTAAGATAATAATTAAACAAGGTATAAGTAATAGGGGGAAATAATATGAGCGAAAATACTATTAATATTTATATGGGTACAGAAGATAAAGTTGATGTTAAAGATGCAACTCAAATTATTAAATTGCAAGGTCCAAAGGGCGAACCAGGGCCTAAAGGTGAAGATGGTGTGCAAGGACCAAAAGGCGAGCCATTACGCTTTGAGGAATTAACCGAAGAACAGAAGCTGGAATTAAAGGGAGAAAAAGGCGATAAAGGCGAACCAGGGACTCCAGGTCCTAAAGGTGAACCTTTTAAATTTAGTGACTTTACTCCTGAGCAGCTGGAATTACTGAAAGGTCCTAAAGGTGATACTGGAGAAAACGGAGCACAAGGCATTCAGGGGCCACAAGGTGATAATGTAAATGCCGAGGTAGTCTCCAAAATTAAGAATTTATTGTTAGATAATAATGTAATGGTCCATAGTGAAAGTTTTGAAGGTATTATGCTGGATTATTTTAAACTATGCGTATTATCGAGCGGTAGTGCTAGTTTCATAAAAGACAATAGCTTATTTGCACCAGTTGTTGAAATTAATGATAATGTACTCCTAATTTCATATACGATAGGATTACCGTTCCAAATCAATGATGGTCCAATCGAATATATTAACAATCAAAATAAAGAAATTCCAATAACATCTAGCGGACCAATAACAGTCAAGTTCTACAATGCGAGAATGGAATTGATGTTTACGAAAACTGTTCAAGCTCAGTAGGAAAGGAGTTGCTGAATGTGGACATGGCAATTTGAACTAAATGATATTTTAACTACACTCACAATAGTAGGTGTAGTTGCTGGGGCAGGATATAGATTGTTGGTTATTCCTTTACTTGAAAAATTAGACCTTCAAAGAATGCAAGATAATCTGATGCTCCAAGAAAAAATGGGCGCGCTTACCGATACGTTGAAGGACTTGAAAGAAGAAATCAAACTTTCACGTGAGCAACGAACCAAAGCATACACAGAGCACGTAAAATTAACATCTCGTGTTGATGGTATAGAGGCTCGTGTTGATGATATTAAGGAGGAATTGCATGAACATACCACCAAATCTCATCAATACAATTAAAAAATCATATCAATCTGTAAGGGTGGCTAACTTCCACCCTACAGGTATTCTTGCTACAAGGGTACTAGTACTAACAATGCTAGTACCTATTTTATTGGTAGTGGTTGAGTACATTATGGTTTTCATTCAAGGATACGTTTCTGATGATATGAACAAACTGATTAATGTAGGGATAAATATCATAGATCATATATTTATTCCGTCAGTATTAACTGCATTAGTTGGTTTCCTTGCATTATGGATAGATAAGGACGGAAACGGAATACCTGACAAATTAGAAGAACAACCTAAATTACCACCATTACCAAATATGCCAGAAAGGAGTGATAAGAATGAAAAAAGGATTTGATATTTCAGCATGGCAAGAGAACGAAAACGGAACACCTTACTATGATGATTCACACATGCAGCAAGCAAAAGAAGAAGGCAATGAATTTGTAATCATTAAATTAGGTGAAAACTATAACGTTGATGAATTCTTTGAGAAACACATTACCGCAGCATTAAGTGCAGGTCTTGAAGTTGGTATATATTATTTTAGCCATGCATACGATGAGGCCACCGCAGTACAAGAGGCGGAATGGGTAATTAACACGCTCAACAGTTATGGGTATACTGATTACCATTTGCAAGCTGGTATTTGGTATGACTACGAAGAACACCGCCAATTACGTAATATGATTAATGCAGGAGCATTAACAAGCCAAGGCATGACAAATTGCATTAGTCGGTTTGTAAATACTTTATGGAGTGCAGGGTTTCAAAATGTAGGTGTGTATAGTGGGTATTCCCTATTATGGGATGAAACATATGCATATAGCCAAATGCCAAGCGTTCCTGTATGGTGTGCACAATATGATTCACAATGTGATTATCCAAATATAAGAATATGGCAATATAGTGATTGCGGAATGGTAGCTGACAAAGAAGTTGATGTCAACTATATGTATGACTAGGGGGAAGTATGAATGACAAAATCAAAAACTTTATTCACGCTCATTACATCTCTATTCCTATTTGCATTGTCTTTTGTATCATTGCATGTATATGGTTCTATGCCGACAGGGCAAGTAACATTGACACCACAGGAATACGCAACGCTCAAAACGAACTTCGACACGTTAGAGAGTACAATCAACAATCAATTGAATACAATCAACGAGCTAGAGATGCAGTTGAAAGTAGCCAAACTCTCAACGAGCGAACAGAAGAACGAATTGATAGAAGCATTGAACTTAATACAAGAACAGAAAACGCAGTTGACAGAAGCACGGAACTTACTACAAAAGCAAGAACAGATGCTGAACGAGCAAAAGCTATCATTGGCCAAGGCCGAGATATACTTAGAGCAGCAGAAGAGCGAAATCAAAAAAGCGAAAATCCAACAACGAAACAGTAAATTATTAAATATCTTATTAGGTGGTGCAGTTGTTTATTTAGTAGCAAAAGATTGAGGTGATCCGTGCATCTCCATAGCGTGTAATGGTGGATACACGCAACTATCAACTATTAGTTGTCAGTTGAGTAGTAAAGTAATTGTTTATAACTGAATAGCATTAAAGGCCTATCAGCTTAGAATAAAATCTAGGTTGATAGGCCTTTTTGTTTGTAAAAATTATAAAAAACTATTGCGTATAACACGGAAACGTGTTATAATATAGACATAAGGAAGGAGGTGATGCCATTGAAGAAGTTAAGGAAGAAAATAAAAAAATGGCTACCCTTAGTAATAGCTATCATCCAACTAGCAACTGCGGTGATAACGGCGATTAATAAAGAGTAACCACAGGGGCTCGAAAGAGCCCCAATCTTCCTAACTATTATAACAATGGCGAGCATATGATTTCAAGATTAACTTTAATAATTAGTATTATTGCCTTTGTATTATCTATTTATAATCTATTAGTTATATTGGGAGTATTATAATGAAATTGGCTGATGTAATGACTACACAAGAGGCTGGTGAAAGATGGAATGTACCAGCTGATTCTATTAAACAATGTTGTTTAAAGAGATATGCAAACAAACAATTTACTGATGATGAAGCTAGAAAGTCAGGAAAGAATTGGCTTGTAACTCGTAAAGGTATGGAAAGACTGTATGGGAAAGAGATTATTAATAAGTAATATTTTGAAAGTATGTTAATATATTTTTCTTACATAACACACTACTAACTGCTAATGAAAACGTATGTTCTAGATGATGAATAAAGAATGAAGTGGGTTTGACTTTATAAAATATTTATAGTAATATATCTATAAAGACAAACCCCCCACATCCTTTTTAGGACAGACATGTTCTGACGTGGGGCTTTTTTCATATCAGGGGTCATGTATGGGAGAACCAAAAGCATTATCTAGCCAAGAACTAATGGAATTATTTGAACACAGGGGTATGTGTATTGATGGGTTTAATATAAAAAAGATTCAGCATATAAATTATTATAAATTAAAGGAGTTTGCACATCCTCTTTCTACGATTTCAAAAGACGGTAACGAAACCGTGGTATCCTATAACGGGGTTGAGTTTTCTGAGGTATTAGGGAGATATTATCAAGATAAAAATTTAAGAATTTTCTTGATGCATGCGATCGAGAAGATAGAAGTCTCGGTAAAAACTAATATGGCTCATATTTTAGGAATGAAACATGGAGCATTTGGGTACCTAGATTTCAGCAACTGGTCTAATAAGAAGAAATGGACTAAATTTCAAATAGAGAGTAAGCAGCACAGGATAAAAGTGAATCTGCTAAAAGCTAAACGGAAAAATAAATCCGCTGAATATAATCGGGATAATATTGATAGAGATGAATTTCCAACTATCTGGCTGGCTATTGATTTGTTAACATTTGGCGAGATGGTTGAAATGATTGAAATTATGAGTGAGAATAATCTTACTCAACTAGCCAAAGTCTATAACTGTTCAAAACAAGAATTTGTATCGTGGTTAGGATGCATACAATTTATTAGAAATATTTGTGCACATAATTCTAATTTGATTGATATGAAGCTAACTACAAAGCCTAAGATTCGCAAGGCTTGGAACTCAAGATTATACTTTATAGAAAAAGACGGCATCCGAAAACCGACTGATCGGTTAGCAGTTGTAATATTAATAGTGATGGAATTGGTACATCAAATAAATGATAAGTACCAGTGGCACGAAATCCAGAAGAGCATAAAAAGTATTTGCAAAGATGATAAGCGAGCTAACTTATTGGGGTTTAAGTCAAAAAAAGATGCACTTAGACTCCGTGATTTTGTAATGGGAAGAATCTAACCATAATTCCGAACAAAAGACTACTGAACTAGTTAATAGCTAGGTTGGTAGTCTTTTTATTTTTGCACTTTATTAAAATTTATTAAAATTAGTACTTGTAAATACATCGAATACGATGTATAATATAGACAAAGGTAAGGGTAGTGATAAAGGAGTACACACCATGAGCAAATACAGTGAATTTTTAAAAAACGTAAAAGAATCTCAATTGACTAAGTTCTTCGGCGAAGTGAAACACACTTCTAATAAGTACTTCAAATTTAACCATGTAATTAGCGACGATGAAATCATCATCGTAACTAACAACGTGAAATTTGTTAAAGGCAACCCAGTACTAGTAATCGACAATAACAAAGTTGTATACCTAAAGGATTGGAACGTTGCAGAAGTTCGCAACTATAACAAAGACCTTTACGCGTACGCAGTTAAATTAAACCGCAAATACTGGAAGGAATACACTTTCAAAAGTGATTTTGATGATATGTGTTTCGAACAAGCTGACACTTTCGATAGCTTGAAAACAGTAGCTGAAATGCAAAATGATACTGAAATCGCATTAGGTTGGGGCAAATAAGGAGGTACATATGAAATTCAATGACGTTATGACTTCCGCAGAAGCTGCGGAGCGTTGGAAGATTAGTCCGGTTACAGTGAAGCAGGCATGCTCTGGCCAACGGAACACGCCACCTCGATTCACCTCAGATGAGTGCAGGAAATCTAAAGGCACATGGTTAGTATCACGCCAGGGTATGGAACGATTATATGGGGAGGAACCTAAAATGTTAAAAGTAATTAATTGTACGTCTAACTTACATCAAGTAATGGGAACTGCGGAAACATATAAGGAAGCATGGGACATGATATACGAGCGCGAGATGCGCCAATCTCCATGCATCGGTAAGTGGGATAAAGAATCATGGAACGATGGCGATATGGAAGAAGAATTTCCTGACTTCAAATGGCCTGAAGGTGTAGATTATGTTTGGACGGCTGACTGGATAGCGGAAGTCGTTCCTGATCCGAAGGAGTACAACGAGGAAGGTGTAAGAGGTCTCATTGATGATTTACTATTATCCTATGAGATTATTGAAGAATAGTAGGTGGTATCATATGAGTTACAGCCAACTAGCACAACAGTTAGTTAAAAATAGAATTTATAAAATAAACTTTGATTATAGTGCATTTCATACAAAAGGATATATCAGAGTGCATGAAGAATTATCAAATATTGTAGAACGATTTTCAGAAACATATACAGGACATATAGCACGAGCCGATATATATGAATGTTTGTTAGAAAACTTGGAAAAAACAATTGATAAATATGGTCTTGTATCCGATTTCTACATATGTGATGACTACCTAAATATAGTAATAAAGTTCATATGGAGCTGACATCATTTTGACATCATTTTATATAAAAATATAACGAAATATATAACTATATAGATATTAATAATGTAGATAACTACTAGATTTGTTGGTTTTATAAATGTGTGTTAAATGCCACGCCATCTTGAGGGGGTGGTGAGCGTACGCTCGTGAGGGTTCAAGTCCCTCCAACCGCACCAAGCTGATTAAATAAGGGCTTACAGGTAATTCTGTAAGCCCTTATTTTTGCTTGACATCATAAAGTCTTGCGTGGTTTGACATCATTTTGACATCAGAATATTTTAGAAATACGTTCTACGATGTCATCTTCCATTTTAGGTGTCACATGTGAGTAGGTATCCATCGTTTCTTGGAATGAAGCATGCCCTAGACGTTCCTGTATGGCTTTCATATTGGCCCCATTTTCAATGAGAAGGGTGGCGTGGGTATGTCTAGTACCATGCATGGTAAAAGATGGCTTACCGATTAAATTGGCGTATTTCTTACATAGCTTGCTGACTTCATCAGGACAGCGAGGACCGCCTTTTATACCAGGAAATACAAGGTTATTATTAATCCAGTTCATGGTTTTAATTCTGCGCTTGTCTATGACTGTTTTATGTTTCATAAGCTCCTGGAGTGTTTCCGTATCAATGGCAATTATCCGTTTTGAGGATGTGGTCTTAGTTGTATTGGATATAACAGCAGTAGATCCGATTTTGAGGGCTGTTTGTGAAATGGATATAGTTGATTTCTTAAAATCGATATCCGACCATCGTAAGCCTAATAATTCAGAGCGCCGCATACCTGTTGCAAATGCTAATTTAAAGAGTGCATGATGCTCTACATTGGAGATATTGGATAGGAAAGTCTTAACCTCATCTGCAGATAACGTTACCATATGTCGAACCTTAACCTGTTTTGGTCTGTCTATGTTATTCATATAGTTTTTAGGGATGATGTCATCTTTTACTGCCTGCTCTAATATAGAGCCTAGAATTGTCATAGTGTAGGATATAGTCCTTGGTGACAATCCATCCATTGATTCAAAGACATACCGTAATGTATTAGGTTTAATTTCGGCTAACTTCACGCCACCGATTTTATCTCTTATGTAACGATTGATAATACCAGTATAACTTTGATATGTGGCAGGCGTTATAGTCTTTGCTTTTAGTTGTAACCATATATTAATCCAGGTGTTTAATGAAATAGTATCATCGAAATTAGCACATGCTTGATTTGTATTTACATATTTCTCCATGGCTTCTATGGCAGCCTTTTTAGTAGTACCATAAAAGTATTTACGCTTACCGTTTATCATCTTCGATACTTGGTAGCGACCATCGGCTCGTTTCTTAGCCATAAAAAATAACCTCCCAGGCTTAAATTTGAGTATAAGAAATAAGCCTTAGAGGTTTTATGTGATATAATAGTATTGGAGTAAAAATGAAATACCTCTAAGGTATGTAGTTTTTAGTAGCCCTCACTGCGGTGAGGGCTTATTTTTTTATCTAAAATACAGAATCCAGTACATTGTCATACCAGTGCTTTTTCTTTTTAGGCTGTTGCACTTCTTCAACTGGTGCCTGGTGTATCTCATGACTGGCTTGCCATTTTGCTAGTGCATTTTTAGTGCCTTCATCGACTTTGTGTAAGTCGTCCATTTCTTCTTGTGTCATACTGATAGTACGTTCAAGATATTCCTGCTCGTCTAGTAATTCCGTGCTCCCGTCATCGTAATGTACTAGTACCTTAGGACCGTCTAAAGCCTTGAATTCCTCGTGAGATACTTCGGTTCTAGCAAATCCTGTAACTGTAACTAAGGCAAGCATAGTAGTAATTAATAAAGTCTTTTTCATGTTAACATCTCCCTATATATATATAATCCCTTATAATACTGATACATAATGATGGTAGAAATCTATTGTCTCTAATTCAGCATCATCGATACATGTTCGACGAACCATTTGCTCTACTAGATTAACGTGATGGTCTAAATAGAAGTCGTCATTAATAATATGCATTAATTCGTGCTTAATTTCCTCTCGCATGCGGTCATGCGGGAGGTTTTTGTTTATATAGATATTATGAGTATCTATATCTTCACATTCCTCTGACACGGCATTGGCATGTGGCAAGTCGCAGTAAATCAAATTTACAACCAATATAACACTCTCCCTTGTGTATTATTTGTTTTTTAATTTTAAAAGCTCAATATATTCGACTGCTTTTTCTAAATCCTCCTTACTTATATCTTTAGCGGCAGAGAAGAGCATACGAGCCCCTGGACGTGTGCGTAGGTATTCAGCAAATTCGGCTGCTTCACGGTCGGTGTAATAGCCGTCTGTATATTTCTCTACTAGTTCAGATTTAGGAACGCCAAAATAGTTTGCCAATAGTTCAATTTTATCGATTCTAGGATATGTATTTCCCTTTACCCAATCGGTAAACGTAGTATACTTTAGCCCTAAATCAGCGCATATTTTATTGCGATCAATTCCGCGACTATCCATTAGTCGTTGAATATTCTCGGCCATAATAGCCTTGTTACCTAAATCACTCATAATAACCTCTCAAATACGGAATATATTAATTAATATACCTATATATTACGACATTTTCGTAATAAAATCAATATTTTACGGAAATTTTACGATAGTTTAAGTTTAGTTTATGGACATTACGGATAAACCGTAGTAGAATGATGACTGTAAACAAGATGTGAGTATCGAGAAAGGAGGTAGCTTATGAAGTATACATTAAAGATGTTAAGGGCTTCAAAAAACTGGTCTCAACTTACGGCATCTAAAGCGATTGGAGTGTCTGTTGATACTTGGGGAAATTGGGAGCGTAAACGCTCTTACCCTGATGTTCCACACATAAAAAAGATACAAGAAGTATTTGGTGTAACGTATGACGACATTATTTTTTTATAGTTAGTTACGGTTAAACCGTTACGGAGGATAGGTTATGAAAGAATTCGTAATCAGAATGTTCGGCGAAGCCATTACGGAACGCATGAACGAGTTAGGCATGACTAAGACGGCGCTGATCAAACAAGCTGAAATCTCGATGGATACATTAAACCGAGCTATCAAAGGAAAGTCAGTGCAAATGTCGACAGTCGTTGGTATCTGTTATGCGTTGTGTGTCGATGATGCCGAAGGTCATGACTTTTGGGAAACCGATTACTACAACCCTAAGTTAGATAGGAGGTAGCTATGAATAAAAAACAATTATTAGAACTAGCTAGTTGTTGCTTATGGATTTTAGCGATAGGCATATCTTCAAGCATAAGTATATTCATTCTAGTTTGGATGTTCCGATTAGCATGTGGCTGCTAGGAGGCATGTATGAATAAAATGTGCATTACTGTTGCGGAAGCTGCGGAGCTTGCTAGCGTACCGCAAGCCGTTATCCGAGAATGGGCGCAAGATTTTGACTTCCCGTCCATGAAAATCGGTAAACGAGGAGGCAAGCGCCTTATCCACGTTGATTCGTTTAATGCTTGGCTTGCTAAACGATGTCAGGCACGAATAGGAGAGTAGACATGATGAAAGTAGTTTATGTGCTTCGCATTATTGCGGCCATATTAGTAGTAGGAACTGTCGGTTCTATCGAAATAGACCGTATCGATTTATGGACAGGAATGTGCCAAGGTCTATTGGGTATCACTCTTTGGTTACTTACTGGTTACTGGATTGAGGAGCTAAAAGAGTATGAACGATAAACGATGCTCATTCTGTAATAAAAGAATTAAAAGTCCTTACACAAATTGGTCGTACCTAACAGGCAAGCCTCGTATTGTGTGCGATAACTGTAAAGACATACACCCGTGTGTAAATAGAATAACACGTTTATCCAAACGTGCCTAGTGAAAGGAGGTGAGGACATTGCGAGACTGTACAACGTGCCCTAATAGAGATTACTGCATTCCTGATGAGTGCGAGCACCTGGGCACAAAAAAAAGCACCCCAAAGCACGGCAATGCTAAAGGGCACATAGAAAAATATCCATTTAAAGTATATCACATCATTAAGCCGAAAGGGAATAGAACAATGATCGAGTTAAAAATCACAGTAGATAAAGCAGTTGAATTAGAACAAGAAGTGAAAGACCTATATCAATCTATCGTAGGCGCTCCAGTTAAAGAAGAAACATCTACTAAGAAGGAAGCTCCTAAACAAGCTGAACCAGTTAAAGAAGAAGCACCTGCTCCTAAGGAAGAACCTAAATCTGAGCCAGTTAAAGAGGAACCAGCAAAAGCTGAAGAACCTAAAGTAGATGTCCCTAGCCTTGAAGCAACTCGTGAAGCAGTGAAAGACGTAATGGCAAAAGCTACTGACAAAACGAAAGCTAAAGGCGAATTCAAAGCCTTCTTAGATAGCATCGGCGCTGAAAAGGTAACATCTGCTACCGATGAACAACGTATTCAAATTATGGAATGGGTGAATAGCCGTGGCTAAGAAACACGCCTTACTAGGTGCATCAAGTAGCACCAGGTGGCTAGTGTGTACTCCTTCAGCAAGACTAGAAGCGATGTTCCCTGATGAACAATCGCCGTATGCTGCGGAAGGCACTGTAGCACACGACCTGGCAGAAGCAATCCTACGGCATAAGCTAGAGGGCAAAAAAGCCCCTAAGCTAGATGACTACTCTACTGAAATGATAGAAGCGGTTAATCGATATGTCGACATTTGCGAAGAGAAGGTAAATGAAGCTCGTGCTCGTTCCTCTGATGCGGAAGCCATGATTGAAGCACGGCTCGACTTCTCTAGGTGGGTACCTGAGGGCTTTGGTACTGGTGATATGGTAATCGTAGCGGACGGCATCCTGGAAGTAATAGACCTGAAGTATGGCAAGGGAGTTCCTGTTAGTGCCGTTGAAAACACACAAATGCGACTCTACGCATTAGGTGCTTACGATGTGAACGAGTACTTATACGACATTAAAACTGTTCGTATGACGATCGTTCAGCCAAGGCTTGATAGCGTATCTACCGACGAAATGCCTATAGCAGACCTGCTTGATTGGGGTGAAGAAATCAAACCAATCGCGCAACGTGCCTGGGAAGGTGAGGGCGAATGTACGCCTTGCGATTACTGTAACTTCTGTAAAGCACGGCACACCTGCCGAGCATTAGCAGATACTTGCCTTGATACATTCTATAAGAATGGTGGCAAGCTTAATCAATTACTTACTGACCGTGAAGTATCTGACATTCTAGCGATGAAAGATTTAATCACGAAATGGATTAAAGGTGTTTACGACTTCGCTTATGAAAAAGCATTATCGGGTGAAAAGCAATGGCCAGGATACAAATTAGTAGAAGGTACATCAAGACGAACCATAACGGATCCGGATGCAGCAGCTAAAACATTACTCGATAACGGCTATAAGGAAGAAGACATCTTTAAGCCACGTGAACTCGAAGGTATCACAAACCTACAAAAAGTACTCGGTAAAAAGGGCGTTGCCGAATACTTAGAAGCATATATCGAAAAGCCGGAAGGCAAGCCTACGCTTGTACCGGAAAGCGATAAACGCCCAGCAATCAATACAGTTGAAACAATGATGAATGAATTTGAAGATGAGGTATAAGAGATGAACAAAACATTAACAACAGCATTGGCAATTTCCGCGTTGGCAGTAAACGTAGCTGGCGCAACTAGTAACAACACAGTAGGCGGTACAGATAATACTATTTCCGCAACGTCTACAAGCTCCGCAGTATGGGGCTTCCAAAACAACATCGACGCTAATAATGCGTTAGCGTTCGGTACTAACAATACTGTAACTGGTGAAAATGGTTTCGCAGGTGGTAATAATGCTACTGCAGCAGGTCGTAACTCCTTTGCATTTGGCTCCCATGCCGAAAGTTTGGTGGAGTACACCGTGGCAATCGGAAATCAAGCTCGTGTGTCTAGCTACGACAGCGTGGCTATCGGTAATGGCGCGTTCGTATCCGGTGAATCTAGTGTGGCTCTAGGCCGTACTAATAACGTTACCGGGGAGAACTCGGTAGCAATCGGTGCTAACAATGGCACAGTAGCAGGTGGACAAAGCGCCGTAATCGGATATAACAACAAAATTGGTTCCCAAAAGGAACAATTAGTGTTCGGGTCTAATTCCGAATCTAATGGTCAAGGTGCTCTTACATTTGGCACTCATGCCAAATCCTTAGCCACTGATGCCGTTGCATTTGGTAACAACACGATTGCTGACCAAGCGAATTCGGTAGCAATCGGTACTAACAGCGTTACAGATAGCGCCGTTGGTGTTGATGGTATCACAATTAATGGTACTCGCCACGTATTTGCAGGCGAGCAACCGGCAAGCGTAGTAAGTTTTGGTTCTAAAGCTCGCGCTGGTGCAGGCGGGGTAACTCAATACAACCGCCAACTCACGAATGTGAGCGCTGGTCAAATCTCCGCTGATTCATTAGACGCTGTGAACGGCTCCCAGTTGTATGCTGCGATTGATGAAATCGAAACTAACGCTAAACAAATTAACAACAATAAAACGGCTATTATTAAAACACAAAACAACCTAAAAGACTTGGCCGTAGGTGTTCAAATGTTAGGCGACGTGGTGAACGATCATGAACAAGCTATCGCAGGTCATACTACTGCAATCGCTAACAACACTGCCCGCATCAATGGTAATACATCTGCTATCAATACTCTTGGCCAAAAGGTAACTGCTAATACAGCAGATATCAGAGCCCTTGAACATGTAGCAGACAATCATGAAGGTCGTATCACGACCTTAGAAAATCGTTCTTTAGGCTTAGCGAATGACATTAACAACAAGGTCAACAATCTTGGCCAACGTGTTAATAAGTTAGGCGCAAGCTCCGCAGCACTTGCTGGCTTACATCCATTAGACTTTAACAGAAATGACAAAGTCAGCTATGCTGTAAGTTACGGCCACTACCGTAACAGTAATGCAGTAGCGCTCGGCGTATTCGCAAGACCTAATGAACGTATCATGCTTGGCTTTGGTGCTACGTTAGGTGGTGAGAACCAATACACAGTAAACGTAGCATTCAAAACTGGTAAAGGTTCTGACTACATTGCTGAAGCCAAAGATGCACAAAGCCGTATTTCTAAACTTGAAGCACTCGTAAACAAATTAATGTCTGAAGTAGAAGCTAACAAATAATTCATTTAAAGAAGGAGACCGTAACAATGGCTAAATTAACAACTGGTATCGTAAGACTTTCCTATGCAAACATCGCTCAACCTCGTAAAAACGACGACGGCAAAGCAAAATATAGCTCCCAAATCATTATCGACAAAACAGATAAGAAAACAATCAAAGCATTTGAACGTGCGATTGAAGAACTTAAGGCTGATCCAAAAGCAGTAGCTAAGGTAGAAGGCAAAGCAGCATACCTTAAATTGAATTTACGCGATGGCGATACAGATGAAGCAGTAGCTGACCAACCTGAGACATACGCTGGTAAATTCTTCATTAATGCGAATAGCGATAAACAACCTATCGTATTCACTCGTGACAAAATCAAGATGGACCAATTCGACATCGAAGAAGAAATCTACTCCGGTGTGTACGCACAGGTCGCATTATCCGTATTCGCTTATAACTTCAACGGTAAAAAAGGTGTAGGCTTTGGCCTAAATGGTGTTCGTAAAGTTAAAGATGGTGACCGCCTAGGTGGTGTTCATGTATCTGCTAGCGACTTCGGTGACGACGATTTAGGCGACCTAGACGATGACGATTTAATCTAAGGAGGCATATATGGAGCTCAGTATTGATGTGGAAACGTATTCTGACTGCCCTATTAAATATGGGGCTCAGCGATACGTTGATGATACAACATTTGAAATACTGCTCTTTGCCTACAGCTTCGATGACGAACCGGTCGAAGTAATTGATATGACAAAGGATCCACTACCCGAAAGGGTGGTGGACGCTTTGTATAACAAGGAAATTACAAAGACCGCATTCAACGCAGCATTCGAAATGCTTTGTCTAAAAAAGTACTTCCCTGATGCGGATTACACGAACTGGGAATGTACCTCCGTACTAGCGTTATACTGCAGTTTACCTGCGAGCCTCGATAATGTGTCTAAGGCTTTACGATTAGGTAAAGCCAAGGATGCAAGAGGTAAACGCTTAATACAATTCTTCTCTGTACCACGTAAGCCTACTAAGACAAATCCTAAGACACGTAATATGCCTGAGGACGCGCCTGAGAAATGGGCGGAATATATCGAATATAACCGCCAAGACGTAGTAGTAGAGAAGGCAATTCGTAAACGCTTACTTTCGCTAAAACCACCTGCTATCGAGCACGAGTACTGGTTACTCGACCAAGATATCAACTGGCGAGGCGTGAAAGTAGATATGGAACTCGTCGATGCTGCACTTGCATGCAATGACGAAATCGTGGAAGAAGCTACCGAGTCATCCAAGATATTAACAGGATTAGAAAATCCGAATAGTACCATGCAACTTAAAGAGTGGCTAACTGCAAGATTGGGATATGATCTAGACACAATGCGAAAAGACGATGTATCAAACCTCTTGGCTCAGGATATCCCCTCTGATGTACGCAAGGTACTGCAAAATAGACAGGTGCTCGGTAATTCCTCCATCAAAAAATACTTGGCCATGAAAAACGCTGTATGTTCTGATGGTCGTATACACGGCATGCTTCAGTTTTATGGAGCGATGCGTAGCGGACGATGGGCAGGTCGTGTAGTACAACTGCAGAACCTCCCTCGTAACTACTTAGAAGATTTAGACACCGCTCGGGAAGTCCTTAAGAGTAGAGATGTAGAAATGCTAGACCTACTCTACGGAAACCCTGGTGATGTGATAAAGCAACTTATCCGTACTTCTCTTGTAGCAGAGGAGGGGCACCGATTTATTGTAGCCGACTTCAGCGCTATTGAAGCCCGTGTTATTGCTTGGCTAGCTCACGAGAAGTGGCGCCAGGATGTATTTGCGCAAGGTGGCGACATCTACTGTGCATCGGCATCTAGTATGTTCCACGTTCCAGTTGAGAAGCACGGTGTCAATGGGCACCTTCGCCAAAAGGGTAAGGTGGCGGAACTGGCGCTCGGCTATGGTGGCGGTGTAGGAGCCATGAAAGCGATGGATTCTAAAGGTGAAATTCCTGAGAAGGAACTACCTGGTATCATCGAAGCTTGGCGACAAGCAAGTCCACGAATTACGAAATTTTGGAAAGATGCAGACAGCGCAGCAAAGCAAGTAGTGAGAACAGGAGAACCCGTACGAATTAGACAAGGCAATATTAAATTCTTTAAATCGAAAGGATTCCTGTTCATCGAATTACCGTCCGGTCGAAGACTTGCCTACGCAAGACCTAGACTCGGGCTTAACCGATTCGGTAGTGAATCGATTGAGTATGATGGTATGGATCAGGTTAAGAATACATGGGGCAGAGTTGAAACCTATGGCGGAAAGCTCGTCGAAAACATTGTACAGGCAGTGGCAAGAGATTGCTTAGCCGCATCAATGCTACGGCTTTCTAAAGCAGGGTACAAAATTGTAGCCCATATCCACGATGAAGTGGTTATCGAAGCGCCTATAGGCGTAGGCAGTTTAGAAGAAGTTATAGATATTATGTGTGAACCTGAACCCTGGAATGAAGGGCTCATATTAAACGCGGCAGGGTTTGAGAACCCTTACTACATGAAGGATTAGGAGGACAATTCTTATGAAACTCTCAAAACAACAAATTCAACAACAACGCGAAGCAATCGACGGCTTATATGAACTCGTAAAAGAAGCACCAGCTAGTGAACGTAAAGATACAGCTATGGCGTACTGCGAAGGATGTATTGCTGCTTGCGACCTCGCGCTTAAGATATTAAATGGTAAGAAAACGGAAGCTCCTAAGGTGGAAGAACCTGAAGCTACTCCAACAGTAGAAGAGAAACCTGAAGAAAAGCCAAAACGCAAACGTAAAAAGAAAGAAGAACCTGTAGTAGAAGCTCCAGTAGTTGAGGAAACTCCTGAAGAAGATGATTTAGACGATTTGTTATAAGAGAAAGGATAGCGCCTTATGAAGGTCTTATTCAATCTACAAGTACAAAGGCTGTACGACCTGGTACGGCGCAATCAAGTATCACCTTTTAACCCTGCAAGTTATTACCATGTACCTTGCGAACACTCCTTCGCTAATCTTTGGCCTATGGAATCTAATGGGTTTGGAATAGTGCCTTGCCGGGAGTCAGATGAGTTCTATTGTCCAAAATGCGGTGAGCGGATCAACGCTAAAGGGTTTACTGCAGAAGTTGGGTATAGCGCCACAGTTCCTCTCTCCCTAGACCTATCAATTATAGATAGGGGCGATAAACTGGACGTGCAATTTGAGTACGACACAGTATACGCCGACGGCGATAATGGGATGATTTACAAAGGCTATAAATCTCATGTCATTGATGTAATACGGTTTGATTTCAAGCAAAGAAAAACCTTTACCATACTCAAGAAACGCTCACGCAGCGACGTCGTTGAAGAAGCGACAGTCTCTCCGTCGGGCTTTAGCAATTCCCTTTCATCGTTAGTTTGGTTCGTAGCCACTCCTGACTGCAGACTACATAACTACCGGGATGAGTTAAAAGGTTTCGCTAAGGTGTTAAAAGAAGTGTTCTTCACGAAATTATCAAAGGTCGTAGGCTATAAAGTCAAATCCATTAGACAAGGCGTACAGGTGTCTAACAAGTACGGAGCCTTTGATAACCTACTTCATAACCTGGTATGGAAATTACAAGCGCCGGATGCACCAGCTATCAATGACAGCTTAAAGCGTGACTATGACGATTACTATAATCGGAAATTCCCTAACGAGACACTTGGCATGAGCGATGTATTAGAGTTAACCATAAAAGGCGATTCTTTTGTGAAAGCCTTAATCAAGGCTCATAACTTACCTGATACCCGATGGGTTCGCCGGTTATTACACGATAGGCCGTTCTTCTATGCGAAGATCATCAAAGTTATGGCTACGTTATTTAAGAACAAGGACTATCAAAAGGCTATGGTAGATGTCGTCAAGGACAACGCCGATAATACAAGCTATATTCAGTCTTGGCCATTATGGCGGGATGACCGCGATTTATCGGTTATTCGTAAATTTGTTAACATCCTTAGCCATCAATACGGTGAGCGCCAGGCGTTCTTATTCATTAGAAATGCGCCTTCCTATCACGATATCAGAGATACAGCTAGCATGTATTTTGAGTTATCGAGAAGTCGCCGTAAAGAGGTATGGGATACTCGCATTCAGGTGCGTAACCTACATGACACAATCTCGAGAATGCAAAAGTTTGATAAAGTAGAAGACGAAATCGTGCAGCAGCGTAAAGCACATCGTGTGCTAGCTGATATGGTTAATGGCTATCGCTTTATGGCGATAGGTTCTACTCACGGCATCATTGATATGGGCATACAGCTTAATAACTGTGTAAGCTCTTATATCAAAAAGGTGAAAGCCGAAACGTGTGCTATCGTAGGTGTCTATAAATGTAACGAGCCTGTAGCGTGTATCGAGGTTAATCCGAAGAATGATGCGGACGACTTCGTAGAGATACACCAGGCTAAACTTAAAAACAATCGTGGCGTGTATGAAGACCACGATATCAACGGAGCTGTAACGCAGTGGGTAACATCTCACGGCTTATGCGTTCCGGCGTATGTACGAGATATCCAGTTTGCGAAGGGAGGAGCGATGTAATATGGATACTACTATCATCATAGCTACGGGCAAAAGTCGCTCCGCCCGTAGCTGGACGTCTAAGAAAATGACTTGGAGTGAATTGGTCAGTAAATTGGCCGAGCCAACTGTAACGAATGAAACGGCTGCTGAATACACCAAGATGTCTAAGGCTGATCAGGGCCGAAAGAAAGACGTCGGCGGTTTTGTAGGTGGCTATATTCCTGGTAATGGTAGACGGATTAGAGGGGCTGTTAAAGAGCGATACTTAATCACCCTTGATGCGGATAACCCTGGCGAAGATTTTATCGTAGACCTAGATATGGAATTAGGTGGTATGGAATATGTACTCTACAGTACGCACAGCCACACAGCTGACAATCCACGATATCGTGTGATTATCCCAGTCGATAGACCGATGACGCCGGATGAGTACCAGGCAGTCTCGAGACGGATTGCGGATAGCATCGGTATTGAATTCTTCGACCCATCCACGCACCAGGCTGAACGGCTTATGTATTGGCCAAGCCATCCTAAGGATGTCGAGTATGTTTACCAGCATAGCGAAGGCTCACTTGTTTCAGTAGATACCTATTTGAGTACCTACAGAGACTGGCGTGATACAAGTCTTTGGCCAACATCAGAGAGGGAATCACAAATTCGCCTTGATGCGGCTAAGAAGCAAGGTAACCCATTGGAGAAAAAGGGCCTTATTGGTGCTTTTTGTCGATGCTACAGTATCACGGAATCTATCCATAAGTTTCTCCCTGAAGTCTATGAACCTACAGCCGTAGAAGACCGGTACACCTATGTAGCTGGTAGCTCAGTAGGTGGCTTAGTAATTTACGATAACGATACTTTTGCTTACTCCAACCATGCGACTGACCCTATCAGTGGTAAGCTCGTCAATGCGTTTGACCTCGTCCGGATCCACTTATTCGGAGATAAGGACCCGGCAGATGAGACCAGCGTCACTAAACTACCAAGCTACAAAGACATGATAGACTTCGTCAACGAAGACGGCGCAGCACCCATTCTGCTCGATAAGGAACGTATGGCCGATATGGAGTTCGAGGATATCACAGACGATGACGAGGACTTTTTATCGAAACTTAAACGCGATAAAAACGGTACCCCTGAATCTGATGTGTACAACTGCTTAGTCGTCCTTAAGCAAGACCCAGCGCTCAAAGGTAAAATCCGTCTCGATGAATTTGCACACCGCTTAGTCGTGATTGACGACCTTCCTTGGCGTGGTAAGGACGAAACCCCTTACTGGACGGATACTGACGATGCATGCTTACGTAACTACTTCGCTACGAAATACCTCATCAAGGGTAAAGGCATCATCGACGATGCGCTCCAGGAAGTCACGCAAGATAATAAGTTCCACCCTGTGCGTGAGTACTTAAGAGGGCTTACTTGGGATGGCGAATGTAGACTAGATACCCTCTTCATCGATTATATTGGTGCCGAGGATACCGAATACATTAGAGCTGTTACTCGTAAATGGATGTGTGGTGCCGTAGCTCGTGTTATGGATCCAGGCGTTAAGTTTGATACGGCGATTGTGTTGTATGGTTCTCAGGGGTTAGGTAAATCCTTAATCCTAGAACGCTTAGGCCGTAAATGGTTTAATAACTCCTTAGTTGATATCAAGACTAAAGATGCCCTAGAACAAATTCAAGGGTCTTGGATAGTCGAACTTGCCGAACTGGCGCCGACCTACAAGAACGATAATGAAATTGTTAAAGCTTTTATCAGCCGTACCTCTGACAGGTTCCGTTCTCCGTATGGGAGACGTACCGAAGAGTATCCTCGCCAGTGTGTATTCGCCGGTTCCACTAACAATCTTATGTTCCTTAAAGACCGCACCGGTAACCGCCGATTCTGGCCAATTACTGGAGACAAAGACCGGAAGACTAAAAACTCCTGGGACTTGTCAAAGGATGAAATTGACCAATTATGTGCAGAAGCTTACCACTACTGGTCTGAAGGTGAACCTTTAGTACTCGAAGGGGCGCTTGAAGAAGAAGCCCTTAGAATCCAATTATCCCATACAGAAGGCGGTGAACTCGTAGGACTCATTGAGGAATACCTAGAGATGGAACTACCTGAAGATTGGGAGTCTAAAGACATCTACGATCGCAGGGAGTATATCCGGAATTATGGCGATGACGACTATTGTGGTTCAGTGCAGCGGGAGCGGGTTTGTGCCCTTGAGATATGGTGTGAAGTAATGGAGGGCGACAGGAAGAACCTGCAGAACGCAAAAGCAAGAGAAATCATTGACATTTTGCAATCTATTAAAGGGTGGAGTCCTTATTCAAAGAGCGTTGGGAAGATGCGTTTTGGAAAAATGTACGGTGTGCAAAGAGCGTTTGTTAGAGATACGAGCACACTCCAAACTAAGGCTAAAACGATAGTTAAAAATCGTAAATAGTCGTGTTGCCGATTTTTGTTGCCGATTAGCTAATTTTCATATATTGATGTTTATCGAAATAATTTTTATACGCGCCTATACATCGATGAATTTTGATATAAGCTAAAAAATCGGCAACGGCAACACGTGTGGCAACAAAATCGGCAACACGTTTGGTGTAGTTGTTATCTATCTTAAATGCAATTTGTTGCCGATGTTTTCTATTATTTACTATTAATTAAAAATAATAAATATATGAATAAGTGATTGTATACGTATACACGTAAAAAACGCAAATACGCGTATATATATATATGAGTAAAAAAAACAAAACATCGGCAACACAACCCCGATGAAGCCATATTTTATATGGGCTGAGGCCTGTTGCCGATTATTTATTGAGAACGAGGTGAGAACGATAGAAAAAGATATCGAACGATGGATAGGAAATCAACTCAAAAAACTGGGGTGCATATATATGAAATTCGTGTCACCTGGAAATGATGGAGTACCGGATCGGATTATTGTACTTCCTGGAGGCGGTGTTATATTCGTCGAGCTAAAGGATACAAACGGAAAGCTAATGGCTAACCAACGAGTACAGATTTCACGCTTACGAAAGCAAGGTGCATTAGTGTTCGTAGTCACCGGGATGTCTGATGCCAAGTTATTTGTTGAAGATATGGAAAGGGCGATACATGGACTTTCATCCACACGAGTATCAAAGCATTGCAATACAACGAATCATTGACAATACCCATTACGGCTTGTTATTGGATATGGGGTTAGGTAAAACCATATCTACCCTTATTGCGATTGACCGGCTTATGTATGACTACTTTGACATTAAAAAAGTATTACTCATTGCACCTAAGAAGGTAGCAGAATCTACATGGGCCCAAGAAACGCAAAAATGGAGTGCAACAAGACGTTTAATGGCGGCTAAGGTGTTAGGTTCCGAGAAGGAACGTATACAGGCCTTAGAGAGTGAATCTGACCTGTATGTGATAAATCGTGAAAACGTGCAATGGTTATATGAGTACTACCATAAGAAAAAATCGTTCCCTTTCGATATGTTAGTTATCGATGAGAGTTCTTCGTTTAAAAATCCACAGGCTAAACGGTTTAAGGCGATACGAAAACTCCGTCCACTGTTTAAGCGTATCGTCATACTAACAGGTACACCAGCACCGAATACGTTGCTTGATATTTGGGCGCAGATGTATTTATTAGATGGCGGTGAACGATTAGGTAAGACGATTACCGAATATCGTACCCGGTATTTTACACCGGACAAAACCAACGGGCACGTCGTGTATAGCTACCGATTACTGCCAGGCGGTGACAAGGCGATATTCAGCAAGATGCAAGATATCTGCATGAGCTTAAAAGCGAAGGATTACCTTACACTACCTGAACGTATCGAGAATGTCATCACAGTAGAGATGAACCCTAAAGAGTGGGAGCTCTATAAACAGATGGAACGTGAGCACGTGCTTAGTATCGTAGATGATGACGATGTGAGCGCGCTTAATGCAGCAGCACTCGCCGGTAAATTGTTACAACTGGCGAATGGATCCATTTATAACGATGATGGTGAAATTGTAGTTGTCCATAACGAGAAGATTGAACGCTTGAAAGAATTGGTAGAAACAAACGAAGGAAAACCGATGTTAGTATTCTACAACTTCAAGCATGACCTTCAGTCAATCAAAGAAGCGTTCCCGAAAGCTGTTGAGCTTAAGACCGATGATGACGTAGCTGAGTGGAACAAAGGCAACATTCAAATGTTACTGGCACATCCCGCATCAGCAGGGTACGGCTTAAACCTTCAAGCCGGCGGCAATATCATCGTATGGTATGGGCTGACATGGAGTCTTGAACAATACCAACAAGCGAACGCAAGGTTACACAGGCAAGGACAAACACAACCCGTGATTATCCACCACCTAGTAACAAAGGGCACAATGGACGAGCAAGTCATGAAAGCCTTAGAACGTAAAGAAGCTGGGCAAGATGCCCTCTTAGAAGCTATTAAATATCGTAAAGAATTGTATAAGGAGTAGAACTATGCAAAAGAAATGTAGACGATGCGGAGACACATTTACAGTACGGACACACGAGGACTATTGTCCTGAGTGTGAGAAAGTTATGACACCTCCTGGTGCAGGCGTGAGTAAAGAGTTAACCTGTGAGGGATGTGGCACAACCTTCATTCACAAAAAAGAAAAAGCGCAAGGTCGTTGGCCTAAATATTGTCCGGAGTGTCTACCTAAGTATTCGAAGGTACCTAAGAAGAAAGAAGTGCAAACTATTGCAGAAGAGGTAGTCAAAACTATTGAGGAGCATGAAGTTAAGGCCATTAAAGAAGATGTTATCAATCACCCTTCGCACTACACACGGGGCAAGATTGAGGTTATCGATTTTATCGAGGATCAACAGCTTCCTTATCATCTAGGTAATGTTATCAAGTACATCGCAAGAGCAGGGTATAAAGGGGATAAACTCGAAGACCTAAAAAAAGCGCGGTGGTACTTAGACCGATACATCAATGGGGTAATGCAGCATGAGTGACTATAAAGAAAAGGCGACTGCGTATCTGCAAGATATCAAGTTGATAGCTATTCGTATTCAATCGCTACGGCAGGATATTCGTAAACTGCAGTATGACATCATCACCTTATCAGCGATTGACTATTCCAAAGACAGAGTATCGGGGGGCGGTACTCCAGTAGGTCTTGAGGGCGATGTGGCTAGACTTGTTGATACAGTAGATGCCAAAAAACGGGAGATAGCAAAGCTTATTGCTAAAAGGGAAGAAGCTAGAGCTTTGATTGAACAGATAGAATGTATACCAGGGCGTATTATATTAGCGCAAGAGTACATTAACGGGGCATTCCCTAAGAAAGTACAAGCGATGATATATTACGAAAAAAGTAGTTACTTCAATTTAAAGAATAAAGCGTTGAACGAATTAGGGGAACTCCTTTCATAGTGGAGTACTTTGGAGTGTTTTGGAGTATTTTGGACTTAAATGAACCGACTTGACATAGTATAATGTAGTTGTGAAAGGTGTCATTAGTCATCTAGCACGAATCCTCTCTTATACACAACTCGGCAAAAAGCACGGTGATGACGACCGTGCTTTTTGTTGTATGTAGCATTGTAAATACAGGGGCCCGTATTTATGGTGTAGGCGATCGCGTAAGCTAAGGAGAGGGAATATGTAAAAATGAAATTTACCGCACAATGAAACCAGGGCGAGCCGAATTTGTCCACAGAATAATACTAAGCTTATACATTATGAGCTTGCCCTGTATCGTTGTACGCTGACATCTGATGACTAGAACTAGTAGTCCTCCAATAACTATATAGCCTAACAACAACCAACTAGTCATCGGATTTGAGCGTACAAACGTATTAAAGGTGAGAAGGTATGAGCACAGAAGTCAAATGTATTAAACGTAAATGCCTGAATAATAAAAAGGGTGTTTGCACTGCAAAACTAATTGAATACGACGGCCTGTGTCAAACGTATATCACACATGACCACGCACACAAAAGTAATTGTGGATTATGCACTCGTTCGCACGGCCGATTTAAGAGAAACAGCCGTGATGTATTAAGATAGTTTTTTGGGCAGTACCCGCGCTAAATAATAAAAAATAAATTTGAAAAAATACACGTTTCGTTGAATTTTTGAGTAATTTTTTTTTTGCGGGTCCTTCTGGAGAAAATTGAAAGCGTGCGGTGGCCGAGACAGATCGGAAGAGCACACGTCTGAACTCCAGTC